TCACTGACTACTGCTCGGTTTACTACGGCAGCGTTGACATCTGGTGCTGGTACGCCGGCCCGGCCGTTCTCGGTGACCTGCTGGTCATCGGCACGAGTACTTCGGCCGGCGCGGCCCCCGGGTGCGTCACCTCGCTCCGGCAGACCGCGTACTGGCCGGGCACCGCCACGGCGATCACCGCGACCGGCCCGTCCGTGATCGTCGGCCGGTGCGCGCACCCCGGCGGCGTCTCGGCCGGCATGCTCACCCAGCAGATCGGCGGCCAGGGTGCGGCGACGTACTTCCTCGGCCGGATCCGTCTTTACTAGGCATTAGAGAGGGAGTGAACAGATGCCTACTGGCGCGCGGGGTTATTCTGACGCACCACGGATAACCGTCAACGAGCTGCTGAAAGACCCCCTGGTCATTCCGGCTCTGATCCTGGACATCACCGAGAACGAGTTCATCATGGACTCGGTTCTGCGGATGGGCGGCGCGGCCCCGAGCGGCGCGGTCAGGTACTCGGAGTCCACGCCGCTGTACGCGGATGACTTCCCCGAGATCCGGCCTGAGTTCGGCGAGGTCCCGGTCATGCCGACCTCGATCGGCACGCCGCGCGTGGTCTTCAGCCATGAGCGCGCGATGGCCGTCATGGTCTCCGACGAGATGCGCCGCCGCCAGTCCATCGACCCGGTGACACGGCAGCTGCTCCAGGTCAAGAACACGATGGTCTACAGCTGGAACACCGCGTTCTACAGCGCCGTGGTGGCCAACGCGTCCATCCAGACCCTGGCCGTGGCCAACCCGTGGTCGAGCGCGAGCGCGACTACCCGCGCCGACATCGCCCAGGCGTGCTACCTGGTCGAGAACGCCAACATCGTGTCCCCTTCCGGTGTCACGCAGTGGCTCGGGTTCGAGGCTGACACGCTGATCATCAACCACGGCACCAAGAACACGCTGCTCCAGAGCAACACGTTCGCCGCGCCGTACATCGGTGACATCGCGTCCGAGAACCTGCTCTACACAGGCGTCCTGCCGGAGAAGATCTTCAACCTGGACGTGCTGGTCAGCCGCCAGGTCCCGGCTGGCAACGCCATTATCATGCAGCGCCAGCGGGCCGGTTTCTACGCCGACGAGCTGCCGTTCGTCGCCGGCCCGCTCTACCGCGAGGAACCGCGCAAGACCTGGCGCTCCGACACCCAGCGCAGCGCGGCCATCGGCCTGGACCAGCCGCTGGGTGTCTGCCTCCTGAGCGGAGTCTGACACAATGACGACCGACGCCCCGCCGTCGCCGCTGTCCGAGCGTGAGCAGGCCACGCTCGACAAGCTGCTGACCAAGCTGAACGCGGGACAGCCGCACGCCCCGGCTGTCCAGCTCGGTGACCCGTACATCGCCCTGGTCAACCTGTCCCTGCCCCGGCGCGGGCCGGTCGAGAAGGGCGAGCACCGCCAGTCCGACCTGGTGATGGCCGGCGACACCGTGTACCTCACCGAGGACGAGGCCGCGCGGTTCAACCGGCACGACCCGGACCGCGACGGACGGCGGATCGAGGTGGTGCGCAAGAAGGGCACCATCGACCCGTCGCTCCCGCAGCGCGTCCACCCGTCGCTGCTATCCGGCCCGGTGTTCCGGCCCGGGCCGCCGGTACGCGGCGACACCGGGCCGCGCCCTGACCCGCCCGGCAGCTCACGGGTGATCGAGACCGCCCCGGTCATCCCCGAGTCCCAGCCCGCGATGCCCGGGTCTGAGAACCAGAAGTCCGAGGACGCGATCGACATCGTGCCCGGCGGCGCGGGGGGCGGATCCGACCCGCGCGACGGCGCGGACATGGACATCGTGGCGGCGGCCAGGGCCAGGATGGCGGCCGGGCCGCAGGTACCGCCGCGAGCGGCGGGGAAGAGGTAAGACATGCCGAACATCGCGGGAACGCTCGTGCCAGCGCAGATCACAGCCGTGTGCCCGCGCTGCCACGTCAATCGCGTGATGTTCGCTACCGGCACGCTCACGTACTGGTGCGGCGGATGCGAGTACGAGGTGACGATCGGCGCTGGCGGCAGCCCGCTGGCGACGAGCGCGCTGACGACCGCCGGGGCCACGGCACTGCCGTTCGCCTCCGGCGGAACGCAGTTCTCCCCGGGCCAGTACCTGTACTACGCGGGCGCGACACCGGAGATCGTCATGGTCACCGGTGCAACATCCGCCACGTCAGTGCCGGTCAATGCCCTCCAGTACAACCACGCCACCGCTCAGAACGTATCACTGGCCACTCCGGTGCTCACGCTCACCAGCGTTGAGAACATCAACAACGCGCCGCCCTGGGGGTTCTGATGGCACTCAGCCGGTTCGTCCTCACTGCTACCATTACGCTCCCGCCTGGGTTGCCCGCCGCCGTCGCGGCCGGCGAGCCGGGAACCGGCGGTGCGGCCGGGTACGGGAGCACAGCGATCACGGCGGCGGCTGGCGTGTGGTCGAACGTCCCGCAGACATTCCTGGCCGGCACAGTCATATACGCCGACTCCACCGCAGGCAGCAACGGACCGCAGCTCCTGTACCAGGCGATCGGCGCGAGCAACCTGCGTGCGTTCGTAGACGGTTCCGACGACGTGGGCCATGCAGCTCTTTCAAATTGATCGGAGAGAAGCGATGACCGTACCTACGCCAGCTGTCCCGGCTACCGGCGTGGCCCAGCTCAACCAGACCGGCCAGTGGGCAGTCGCGACCGTGACCGGCGGCACCGTGCAGGGCATCCTCGTGACGTCGCCCTCGCTGGCCTCCGCTCTCACGCCCGCTATCCCGGCCAGTACCGTGACGGCCACCAACTCCAGCACCAACCCGGTCGCGGTAGCGATCACCGGCGGCACCGTGACCGTGGTCGCGGTCAACGGCGTCACCCAGTTCACCGCGACCGGCGTTACCGCCGTCGTCCCCGGCGGCGGCACCATCGCGCTGACGTACTCCGTCGTGCCCACGTCCTGGACCTGGACCAGCCTGCTGGCCGGCATCTCCGGAAGCCCGGTCGCGTCGCCGTACAGCGTGCCGCTCCCGCCGACCGGCTCGGTCACGCTGATCTACAGCAGCGCGCCGACCTGGACCTGGACCAACCCGCTGAACGAGAGCTACGACCCTGGCTTCTACGGCAACAACGCCCTGGCGGAAGCCGCCGGTTACAACCCGTACACCGTGCTGCCTTACGCGCAGCACGCCACTCTCGCGCAAACCGGTCTTGCCACGGGGGTATCCAACTAGACATGGCAATCGGCCCGTACGTCGTCCAGGCGGCCTGCACCGTTCGCGGTCAGTTCGTCCGTGCGGGCACCGTCGTGGACCTGGACCCGGCCGGGGAACTGGCGGCAGAGTACGGCGGGCCGGGGAACCTGGCACCCCTGCCCGCCAGCGAGACCGGCGATGATGCAGACCATGCGGAAACCGGGAACTAGGAGGCTCAGATGGCAGCCAACCCGCAGCTCGTGAACACGGATATCGCTATCACCTATGACGGCGTGAGCCAGCGCATCATGCGCGGCACCATCATCGACATGCCAGCCGGGTCAGCACTGGCCAACGCACCGGCTACTGTTTTCGGTTCCTCGTCAGGAACGTTGTCCAGCCATGTCACCCCGCTGACCAGCCAGCAGACCCAGGACTCGCTCGGCGGCGTCGCGATGGGACCGGCCACCTACGAGAACACCGGCATCAACGGCGGCAACCCGACCGGGGCCGGCATGCCCTTCGCGTACCCGCAATGAGCACGCAGCCAGGACAGCCGGTCCAGCACACGGGCGCGTGGTGGCTTGTCCGTGTCCTGCTCGTCGCCGGGTGCATCTGCTTCGTGGTCGCCGCGCTGGCTGAAGATGGTGTCTTCACCGGCCAGATGCCGCTGGCCTGGGCGTTCGGCGGTTTCGCGGCCTGGGTGCTGGCGGGAGCGGTGCCGTGACCACGCCCGTCTACCCGGTGCTCCCGAACCCGGTCCTGTACGCCAGCGTGACCGACCTGATCAACGTGCTGGCCGGGACGGACGGCGGGACCGGCACGCCCGCGACACTGAGCCAGGCCCAGCTCATCCTCGCGCTCACGTCCGCGTCCAACCGGGTCAGCGTGTACTTCGGCTCGATCCAGGACGACAGCAACGCCAGCGCCACCCCGCCGAGCATCTTTCACGACCTCACGCTCGACCTCGCGGCGTTCTTCGCCTGGCGCACGTACCTCAAGGGCAAGGCGATACCTTCCGATCACCCGGCGTACCTGGCATACCAGAACGCCCAGCAGATGCTCAACGACGCCCGTGACGGCGTGCTGCGTCTCGACCCGGCAGCGGCCGGCGGCGTCAACAGCGAGATCGGCGAGGTCATCAACCTGATCCCGAGGATCTTCACGCACCAGGACAGCAACACCCGGATCGACCCGCTCACCGGCGCGCTGACGTCGGATGACCCGTTCGGCTGGTCCCCGCATGCCGCCGGTCTCGGGCTGGACAACGGAGGGGCGACATACCAGGGATGACAGCCACGTTCGCGGACAGGATGCAGGACCTCCGGCGCATGGTGCACGCGCCGGAGACCCTCGGCATGTCCGTGGTCGTGGACCAGGTGTACGCGCACTACCAGCACGAGCATCTTGAGTTTCATCACCCGCGCGGCGGCCACGCCAAGTACCTGGAGACGCCGCTGATGGAGCGGCACGGCCGGTACCTGGACGACTATGCCCGGACCGTGCTCGATGACGGCGGCGTGCCCGCGCTCAAGCGCGCGGCCGAAGACCTGAGTGACCAGGTTGAGATACACGCGCCGCGCGAATGGGGCGACCTGATGGGATCCGGGCACCCCTCGGTGACGGCCGGCGGTGACCAGGTGTTCGACCGGCCGCCGAAAGTCGGCCGGATCAGCGAGTACGAGCTGAAGATCAAGAGCCGCGCCCTGCTCCGGATGCGGCTGGCAGCCGGGCTCACGGTCTACTTCATGAAGAACGGCAAGGTTCACGTCATCCCCGGCAGGAATGAACCTCACGCGCTGCGGGGCAGGCTATGACGCACCCGGTGCCCGCGATCGCCCGCACGCAGCTGATCATCAACCTGATGGTCGCGCTCGGCTGGCAGAACATCCCTGAAACCGGGTACCTGCTCATTCCCGGACCCGAGATCCTGTCCGCGCCGGACCGGGCCGTGCACATCACTCCCGGCGGCGGGCCAGGCTACGTCACCGAGGAAGCCGGGGCGGACTGCTGGTCATTCCAGGCCCGGGTGCGCGGCCCGGACGATGACCCGCTCGCGCCTGAGCTGGCCGCCCAGCTGTTCGACGTCACGGTGCTGAACGGCTCCTATCCCGTCACGGTGAACGGCGTGCCGGTGATCAACCTGGCCCGGATGGGCAGCCCGCCGGTCCCGATGCCGCTCAACCCACAAGACCGCAGGTTCGAGTACACCTGCACGTACCTGATCATTACAGGAGGCGGCTGATGGCCACGCGGGCTCTCATCAACCCGGTAGCGATGAACGTGTCAGCACTGGCCACAGCCGGAGGCATATTCCCCACGGCACCGTCAGGCGGCATCGACGTAGCCGGCACAGGCGGCTCGTCTTTCGCCACGACCTGGGCATCCGGTCCTTATGCCGGGGTCGAGTTCATCAACAACGGATACATGTACCTCTGGTACTACAACCCGGCGTCCGAGGCAATCACCGCGTACCCGCTGATCGGGCAGAAGGCAGGCGGCCTTGCCCAGCCATACACCGCGTACCCGGTCACCATCCCGGCAACAGCGCAGTACGGCTGGCTAGGCCCGTGGTCGGTCCAGCAGTTCACCCAGACAGACGGCACGCAGTTCAGCAGCGCGCCAGGCGGCCAGATCAGCGCCAGTACGCCGTCCGGAGTCGGGTACACCTGCGTGGACTTCAGCGGCACGCTGACGAACTTCGCACTACGGCTCTATGAGCTGATTCCCGCCTTGCCGTAAGTGACGTGAGAGGATCGAGGACATGACCGAGCAGCCATCAGGGAGCAGTCCGGACGCGGCTGCCAAGGCAGTAAGCCAGCAAGCGCAGGCGCAGAAACTGCCAGCCGTCGAGCAGCCGGACGACCCGGCAGCCAGGGCACTCGCGCTGCGTGCCGAGGCCGACAAACTTGACGCCTCTGTGCCCGCGCCGCCCGGCACGGTGCGGATCAAGGTCGAGCCGCCGCATTCGGAGTTCCATTTCGGTGCCGCGCACATCGGCACCGAGTTCAGCCCCGTGCCTGAGGGCATGGTCCCCGCCGTGATGCAGTCCGCTATCGAGGCGGGCGTCACGCTGACCCCGGAAGGATAAGCCGTGTCCGGTGCACCGCTGGTCTACTCGCCGCCTAACTACACCACGACCAACGTGCTGTACGGGATCGGCGTCTTCTTCGTCCAGAACAACCCTTCGGCCGGGGTCGGCGCGACCGTGCCGATCGACCAGAACCTCGGCGTGGGCACATCGTGGCTGACGGCTGGCTGGACCTACGTCGGGTCCACCGAGGCGGGCGTCACGATGACGTTCAACCCGACCGTCCAGAACATCACCATCGAGGAACAGCCCACGCCGGTAGGCGTGGCCATCAGCACGGCCGATCTCCAGATCACCACCAACCTGTCCGAGGAAACGATCTCGAACATCAACATGTCCTGGGGCAACGGCGGCTCGATCGCGGTCACCGCACCCGGCGCGGGGCAGCCCGGCAAGTCGGTCCTGACGCTCTCGACCAACTTCCAGACCGTCAGCTGCGCGATCGTCGGCAAGAACCAGCTCGGCTACGCACGCGTGCTCTACATCCCGGTCGCGGTGTCGGCCGGCCAGGTCCAGACCGCGTTCCGGCGCGCCGCGCAGCAGCGGCTCTACCCGCTCACGCTATCCTCGATCAGCAACTTCAGCGCCGTGACGATCACCGACCTCACGGCAGTCGCAACCTCGTAAGGACGCCCATGGCAGGTTTTGACGCCGGTTCTGTAGTCGAGCCGCTGAATTACACGTTCGAGCCTCATGTCAAAGGCGCGGCCGGGACGATCAGGGAGCCTACCGACGCGCAGCTCCAGGAGTTCTACCAGGGCATCAAGACGATGCTGGCCGATTTCAAGGGCAAGCTGCCCGAGGGCGCTGACTCGATCTCCGACCCGACCGAGCTGATGGGGATCATCGAGGACCTGGATTTCGAGGTCATCGCCGCGATCACCGACCGGGTAGCCGGGATTTACTCCGGCCTGTGCTCGGACCACCCGAGCAAGGCCCAGATCCTCAAGCTCCCGCCGCGTATCCGGAACGTGTTCTTCGGCTGGCTCCAGCAAGAGGTGATGTCCCCGGAAGTCGTCGGCGGCGGTGGGAACGCGCAGGTACTGACGCTGCCACCCGCAGCCGCCGCGCGGTAGTCTACGCCGTCAGGCGCTGGCTCGGGTTCAGCAAAGACGAATGGGACGCGCTGTCATGGGATGTCCAGGAGACGTACCTCCAGGGACTGCATGATGACGAGGACATCCCGTTCGCGATGCAAGCGGACGCGAGCGGCGGGTACGGCCAGCCGGGCGGCGACGTGATCCCGGGCATGCCCAGCGGGCCGGCCGTGCGGGAGAACGTGGACGCGGGCGTGAAGGTTATCAACCTGAGCGAGATGCGGGCGGAACTGGAAGCTAACCCGCATTCTCGGGACCGGGCCTGGGACAGAGGGCGGTGAGACGTGTTTGATGCCGGTGCCATCGAGGCACGACTCACCCTCAGAACTGACACGTTCGACCGCGACCTGAAGCTCGAAGAAGCCAGGGTAGACGACTTCACCCGCAAGAAGCACGAAGTCAGGATCTCGGCGGTGTTCGACCACGCGTCGATATCCAAGGCGCGGATGATGTTCGCCCAGCTTGACCAGGCGATCTCCCGCGACGCCGCGTCCCGGCTCCGCAGCAGCCCGGACGGCTCGGTGCTGGGCACGCTCAACTCGCTGTTCTCCCCGCATTCGGTCACCGGCGCGCCATCGGCCAGCCAGTCCGCCCAGCAGGGCCTGCTCGGGAAGATGATCTCCGGTACCGGCGGGGGCATCGGCCAGACGGTCACTGACAAGGACACGGTGAAGAACGTCATCGGCGTCGATGACGTGTCCGCCAGGGCGGCCGGGGCCAGGGCAGGCAAAGAGGCCGCCGACGCGGCTGACGACGCGGCCAGGACCGAATCCGGGAAGAAGGGGAAGAGCGGCGGCTGGCTGACCGGGCTGATGGGCGGCCTGCTCGGCGGCCTGTTCAGCGGCGGCGGCCGGGGCGGCGGCGGCGCGGGCGGTGACGTGGCCGCAGCGGCGTCCGGCGGCGGCATGCACGCGTTCGGCGCGTTGACCGCGCACCTGGGACCGCTCACGGCCGGCATAGCCGGCGGCATCGGGCCGGGCATCCTCGGTATCGGCTTGAAGATGACCGCGATCATCGGCGCGGTCGGCACGGCCCTGGCGGCGCTCCCGGCCCTGGCGGGGCTCATCGGCGGCGGCCTCGGCGTGGCGCTGATCGGCGGTGCCATCGCCGGGGTCGTCGCTACCAGTCCCAAGCTCAAAGCCCAGTTCAGTGCGATCGGCGGCGACGCCAAGAACGTCCTCACGGCAGCGGGCAAGACCATCGTCCCGGCGCTGTCAGCGGTCCTCAAGCAGGTACCCGCGCTGCTCAAGACCCTCCAGGCACCGCTGGCCGGGGTATTCAAGGTCGTTGCCCCGCAACTCATGGGCCTATTCAAGGGCATCGTCCCGATCATCACCGGGCTGGTCAAGGTCATGCAGGCCGCCGCGCCCGCATTCGGCCCGCTCATCGGGGGCCTGGAGAAACTGGTCGCGAACCTGTTTCCCGGCCTGATCATGGTCGTCAAGGCGTTCGTCCCGGTGGCCGGGCAGTTCGGGGCGATCATGGGCCAGCTCGGGTCTAACCTAGGCGGCCTGTTCGGCGCGGCGGGACCGGCCATGAAGGCATCTATGCAGGTGATCGGCGACCTGCTCGGTGTCGTCGGCGGCCTGCTGCCTTTGCTTTCCAAGCTCGGCGGCGTCTTCGCGTCCGCCCTGGCACCCGTGTTCAGCCAGCTCGGTGCCGTGATCCGGTCCCTGATGCCGTTCCTCCAGCTGCTCGGCGGTGTCCTCGCCTCGCTGGTACAGGCGATCATCGGCGACCTGGTGTCCGCGTTCGGCTCGCTCGCGCAGCTGCTCCAGTCCGTCGCGCCCGCGCTGACCACCTTCGCGCAGGCCCTGTCCGCGATATTCAACGTGCTGGAGAATACCGGGACTTTCGCCATCCTCGGCGACGCGCTCGAAGATATCGTCGGACCGCTCGGCAAGCTGATTGACGCGGTTGTCAGGGGCCTGATCCCGGTCCTCGGCCCCGTCATCAGCCTGGTCGGCGTGCTGTCCGCCGAGATCGCGTCCGGGCTCGGCATGGCAATCGCCGCCGTGCTCCCGCCTGTCACCAAGCTGGCCACCGTAGCCCTCGCCGCGCTCGCGCAGCTGCTGCCCGTGATCGTCCCGGTCCTGTCCGACCTGACCAAGATCCTGAGCGCGGCGTTCGTGGTCGTGGTCACGGCCCTGGCCACCGCGCTGTCCGCCGTCATCAGCGCCATCCCGGTACCCGTCCTGAAGGGCATCGTCGACGCCGTTCTCGCGATATGGGGCGCGGTCAAGCTCTGGACGATAGCGCAGGCACTGCTCAACATCGCGCTCGACGCCAACCCGATCGGCCTGGTCCTGCTCGCGGTCGCCGCGCTCGCGGTCGGCATCGTGGAACTGTACGAGCACTGGAACACGGTATGGACATGGATCAGGAAAATCGCCGAAGACGCCTGGAACTTCATCTACAACGGGTGGGGGAAGTACCTGCTGCCGTTGCTGGGGCCGGAGGGAATGCTGGCACTCGGAGCCATGGAGCTGTACCAGCACTGGAACGCCATCTGGGGTGACATCCAGGATGTACTCAATGATTTCTATAACTGGGTGTGGACTGACTTCGGCCAGAAAATAGGTACGTTTCTTACACGTACGCTGCCAGGATGGTTCGACACCGCCAAATCAGACATCCTCGGTGTGTTCGACAATGCCATGAACTGGCTATACAACGGCGGCCAGAACATCATCACCGGCCTGTGGAACGGCATCAGGAACATCTGGAACGACGTCATCCATTTCTTCGAGAAACTTCCCGCAGACATCATGAACGCCCTCGGCATCCACTCACCGCCGCAATGGGCAATCGAGGCCGGGCAGCACATCATGAACGGCATCGGCATCGGCATGGGCAGGGCGAACACGGTGGCCAGCGCCGCCCGGGAAGCCGTCGCCAACGCCAAGGCGAACTTCGGGCTCCCCGGCCAGCCGGCATCGGGCAGCCCGGCGCAGGCCCAGCAGCTCGCCATGAAGATGGCCGCGCTGATCGGCTGGACAGGAAATCTCTGGAGCGCGCTCAACAACGTCGCCATGGCTGAGTCCGGCTGGTCGATGACCGCGCGGAACCCCGGATCGGGCGCGTACGGCATCGCCCAGTTCATCAACGGCCCGTCCGAGTACGCCCAGTACGGCGGGAACGCGACCACGATGACGGGACAGCTCATCGCGTTCTTCAACTACATCAAGCAGCGGTACGGGAACCCGGCCGCCGCGTGGGCACATGAGCAGGTGGATCACTGGTACGGCAGCGGCGGCCTGATCACCGAGCCGGTCGTCGGCTACGGCATGAACACCGGACAGGTCTACGCGCTGGCTGAGCGCGGCCCGGAGTGGGTGACCCCGGCCGGGGCGAAGATGCCGGGGCTCGGCGCGTCCGGCATGGCGTCCGCGCAGCTAGCTGACACAATCAACCTCATGATGCCGGAAGGCTCCACGCTGGCACAGGCGTTCACCGAGCTGACCTGGCAGCTCAACGTGGCCAGGATGAACCAGACGATCCCCGGGGTGGCAGGCAATGGCTAGTCCCGTGCTCTTGCCCGGCCAGTACTCGGTCGGCCACGACAACGCGCCGAACGCGTTCGTCTACGGCGGCCTGCCGCCCAACGTCGCGAACAACATCCAGATCAGCAACACCCAGACCGACACCGGAAGCATCAACGTGCAGGACCAGGCTGTCGTCGGGCACGACGGCCTGCTGTTCGGCGTTGACACGCTTCCCGGCATGGTGGTCACCCAGACCGGGCAGGCGTATACGTACCCGGGCGGCGGGGCCGCCGCGATGGACAGCTACAGCGCGCTCGCGGCGATGTGGAATGACCCCACCGTCCGCCTGTTCGACAACTCCTACCAGGTACTCCGCGCTTACTACCAGGGATCGGACGTCACCCGGCGCTGCTACGGGCGCGGCCGGAAGATCATGCCCAGCTACGGCCAGGTATTCAACGGCCTCGTCCCGTTCACCGCCCAGTTCCAGGCCGCCGACAACACCTGGTACGAGGACGTCCAGAGTTCGGTCACCCTGACCATGGTGCCGAGCTACTTCGGCACGCTGACCCCGCCGCTCACACCGCCGTACCAGCTTTCGCAAACCGACTACTACCAGCAGAGCACCATCAGTAACACAGGCTCGCTGCCGACCTGGCCGGTATTCACGTTTCACGGGCCGATCAGCTACCCTACCCTCACCTATGTCAACACACCGGTATCAACCGGGTACAACGGAATCCTGAAGAACACCGACATCCTGGTCATCGATACCAGGCCGTGGAACCGGGGAGTCACGCTCAACGGAGTGACCACCGGCATCGCGGGCCTGCTGACCGGATCGGCGCTGATCTCGATGCAGGCCCAGCCCGGCGCGACCCTGGTCCGGCTCGGCGGGCAGGACCCGACCGGCAGCTCGACGTGCATCGTGAGCTGGTATAGCGCGACCCTGGCCATCGGAGGATCATCGTGACGTTCCAGACTGCCACATACGCTGTAGATGGTAACAGCGAGAACGGCAACTTCCTCCGCCTCATGCTGAACAGCGCCACCATCGGCAGCGAAGGCGTCGTCGGGCACCTGGACTGCCAGGTCAACGCCAACAGCCCCGCAACCAGCGGCATCGTCATCACCACCGGCGCGGTCGTCATCGCCGGCACGGAAACCTCGTACCAGGGCAGCTACTACGGGTATAACGTCGGCAACGACACGACATGCACGGTACCCGCGACCGGCGGGTCAGCGCAGTCCTACATGGTGATCGCGCGAGCGGAAGACCCGACCTGGAGCGGCAGCCCGTGGACCGGCCCGGCCGCCGGGCAGATCATCTACCCGCGCGTGATCTCCTGCGCGGCCGGGGCAACACTGCCGCCCGCGACGCTCTCGGCTATCCCGCTGGCCCGGGTAGACATGCCGGCCAGCACGTCAGTCGTCCAGCAGAGCTACATCCATGACCTGCGGTACGTTTGCACGCCGCAGCGCATCATGGAGGCGTTCGCCTGGAGCGGCGTCAACCCGTCCACCAACTGGACGGTCAGCACCACCCCGCACGCCTGGCCGCCCGGCGCGTCCTGGCAGGTGTTCATCCCGGCCTGGTGCACCACGGCAGTACTGTCCTGGACCCTCTCGGACGTGTATTTCAGCAGCTCGTCCGGGAACGGGAACGCGCGGGGCTTCCTCTACCCGGTGCTGGGCTCATCGGTGACCTCGCCCGCGCTCGCGTTCCAGCAGACGCTCACCTCGGTCAACGTCGCACAGCAGGGCTCGGGCAGGCACGCCATCTGCGGGTCGGCACAGGCGTCGGTCGGCCCGTCGCTGCGCGGCACCACCCAGACGCTCCAGTTCGCGCAGACCACGGACGGCGTGCAGACCGGCATCAACTATACGGACGAGTCATCGCAAATCGCTTTGCTAGTAGAGTTCCAGCAGCTCGCGGCGACAATCTAGGGAGACACATTGGACATGAACAGCGCCAGCGAGCGGTTCGAGGTCGCGGTGCACTCACCCATGCACGAGTACGCGGTGGTCCAGACCAGCATGACGATCGAGAAGTGGGACGAGGACCAGACCCGGTGGGCACTGGAGAAACTGCTCGGGCCGGACCCGTCACGAATCATGACCCGGGGTAACTTCACCGTCTCACCGGAAGCGTTCCGCGAACTGCATGTCACGCCTTCCGGTACCTGGACGCAGGAGAACTGCAACAACGTCGTCCAGGGCGGCTGGGTGGCGTTGCTCGGCGGCGTCGCGGGCACCTCGATCACCACCAAGTTCTCCGCGTCGGCTGGCAGGATCGGCGTCGGCACGTCATCCACCGCCGTCAGCTACGCCCAGACATATCTCCAGGGTGACACCGGCTCGTCATCGACCACCTCGTACTACCAGCTGGTCTCGTCCTCGCCCACCATCGCGACCGGCTCGACCCCGCCCACCCTGACGTTCACGTCAACGTTCGGCACCGGTGTCGCGAACTTCGCGTGGAACGAGTTCGGCACCGACAACTACACCGCCTCGGGCGTGTACCTGAACGGGCTCGGCGGCACGACCATCTTCTTCAACCGGGGCGTCCCGGCCGGGGGCATGGGCACCAAGGCCAGCGGCCAGACCTGGACCGCCACGGAAACAATCTCGTTCGGCTACCCGAGCGGCTCAGGAACGGTGGTCTGACATGCCCGGTACCCTCTGGTCTGCGCCTATCCCGCAACTTAACAACACGTCGGTAACCGTTAGCAGCTTTACTACCGCTACGCTCACGGACATCAGCCCGGCACAGCTCATCCTGTTCCCGCCCCAGCTCAACCAGGGAACACGGGTCCGGCTGATAGCGCACGGGAGCTATGCCGCCACGACGACAGCCAGTGCCATTACCTGGGGTTTCTACATGACCGCCGCGTCCACGGCCACGGTCTCCAACCCGCTGGTCGCGTCGTCTGCCGTGCTCGGAGCCAGCCCGTCTGTCACTGCTGTGGCCGTCACCGGCATCCCGTGGATCCTGGAGTACTGGGGCCGGATCACCTCCGTGTCCAGTCCTATCGTCTCGCTGACTAACGCGCAGATCGTCGGACGCGGACGGCTTACTACCGGCACGTCACTGACCGCGTTCGCCACTCCCGTGCCTCTTCCGCAGACCCTGGCAGCGGTCACCGTCCAGCAGACCGGGACGCCCGGGTTCGGCATGGTCACGAACATCGCCCAGCTCGTCTCGGTCGGCGTGACGGTCGCGACGAACACGGGCCTGACATCCATCACCACCGACGAACTGACCTGCGAACTACTCGGGTAAAGGAGACAGGATATGGCTATCGGGGACATCCCCACCGTCGCGAGCCTGAACGCGCTCGTGGAGCAGCTCGCCCAGATACTCCAGAGCTGGGTAGCGGACGCGGACGAGCTGTACGCGTACACCACCGCCCAGGGCGCGGCCGGCCTGGAGACGATCGGGTTCGCGTCGGCTGATGCTACCAACTTCATCACCATATCGGACTACATGGGAACGATCGCCGGGGTATGCAGCGGCACCGCGACCCAGGCCAGCGAATTCAACTTCATGAACGCGCTCACGGCGGTGACCGGGCCGACCTGATCCCCGGAGCCAGCCCCGTTTATGTAAGAAGACGCTGCTAGGGAGGGCTGCATGACCTTTACGGCGGTCGGCAGCCCGTTCGCCGGGACCAGCTCATCGTTGACCGTCAGCCCGGTCAACACCGGTGACCTGATCCTCGTAGAGATCATCTGCGAGTCCACCAGCATCGTCTACTGCGACGGGATCAGCGGGGGAAACTGTACCTGGGAGCAGGTCACCCCGTCTTTCGGCGGTACGTACAGCCCGTGCTGCGCCGTCGTCTGGGCAGGCACGTCCTATGCCACCGGGTCATCGACCGCGACCCTGAGCTTCACCGCGACCCTGCCCGGCAATCTCCGGATCGCCGGGCAGGAGTTCTCATCCACTGTCGGCACCTGGCACCTGGATGTCTCGGGGAACCTGGATTCCGGTGCGACGGCGTTCTTTCCGGCGCTGACCCCGGCCGCGCCCGGCGAGCTGTACTTCTGCTTCTGCTACTTCGGCATTTCCTATGCCGCCGGGTCCACTCCGGGCTACACGTACTTCATCGACCCGGAAAGCAACGGGCTGGCGTTCAACCCGGACTGCACGTCAGCTACCCAGCAACCGGTCTGGGGCACCGGTTCCGGCTCGGACCTCGGCATCGCCGTCCTGATGTCGGACGAGACCCTCCTGCCGGTCTTCGCGCAGAACGTTGACCCGGCACCTATGCCGCCCGGGTGGTTCCCGGCGGCCCCCGCGACGCCGAACGGCGTACCGTTCGAGCCCTGGCCGGTCAGCACCGACGTCGAGACACCGGTCTACAACGGGATCCGGGTCGTCCAGGCCGCCCAGATCACCGGCGCGTCCGGCAACTTCCCGTTGGCGGTGACGGCCGGCAATGCCATCGTCCTGATCCCGAGCGCGTACGCCAGCTCGGGGACGATCTCGTTCTCGGCACCGGCCTACGGCGGCGGCGTTCCCGTCACCCTGCTGTCCTTCCCGTTCACGCAGTCGCCGGTGGCCGGCGGCGGCACGGTCGAGCAGTACGTCTACGTGCTGGCCGGCGTTCCCGGCGGATCGACCGCTGTCAGCGTCACGGTCAGCGGCACGGCTTTCGATCTCAAGGCGTACGAGGTCTACGGCCTGGGCTCGTACCCGTACCTTGATACGCCGGCACAGGCGCTGGCGACCGGCAACAACACAGCCAACCCGTCCGCCGGGCCGGCCGGCGCGACGACCGAGCCGAACGAGCTGATCGTCGGCTCGGCGATCGGGTACTTCCTTACATCCGCCACGCCGGGGTACCCGTGGACCAGCATCCTGAGCGACCCCAGCTTCTACGCGTGGTCCGGCGTGCAGATCGCGGCGGGCAGCCAGGGCCAGACGTACTCATGGGCGCAGTCGAGCGTCGGCACCGCTGCCTGGACGGCCGGGATCGTCACGATCGCGGCCGGGCTCTCTCCCGTGATGGCCGCCGACCCGGGCATGCCCCCGGGTCCGTTCGTCTTCGGTCCCGGCTGGTTCCCGGGCGCTCCCGAAGGCCCTGAAGTCACACCGTTCTACCTGCCTCCGGCGGATAACGAGGCGGTCGCGCAGGCGACGGTGACCCCTGTTACCCAGGCGGACGCGGCCGGAGCCGTGGACGCGCTGGCCAGCCCGGCCGCCGTGCCGGCGGCAGATGTGGCCGGGGCCGCCGACGCCCTGCCGGTTACCGTGACCGCGACCGCCGCCGACGTCGCGGGCGCGGCCGATACCCTGGCCGTCACCGTCATCGCACCGCTCCCCGATGCCGGCGGAGCCGTGGAAGCGCCCGCCGTCATCGTGACCGCCCCGCTGGCAGACGCGGCCGGGGCCGCCGACACCATCCCGGCACGCGGGATCGCTCTGTCCGATACCGCCGGGGCCGTAGACACCCTGGTCACGCCGACCCGGGCCACTGCTATGTCCGACGTCGCGGGGGCAGTGGACAGCGCTTCTGAGTCCGGCGGCGCGTCACCCGTACCACAGGCAGACACCGCCGGGGCCGCTGACACCCTGGTCATATCCGCCGTGATGCCCATCCTGGCCGACGAGGGCGCGGCTGCCGATACCCTGGCCTACCTTGTCGGGATCACGGCCGGGGACGCGGCGGGGGCCGCCGACAAGCTGGCAATCAGCGGTACCGGGTCATCCTCGGTCACGATGACGGACACGGCCGGGGCCGCTGAAACAGCAGCCGGTCCGGGCCTGATCCCGGTAACGATGACAGATACCGCCGGGGCCGCTGACTTCTACAGCGCTGTCACGACAACTGTCACGCTCCCCGGCCTCGCGCCCGCTGACTCAGCCGGGGCCTGGGACGTGCTCATCTACACTGTGAAACCGACGATAGCGCTCCCGTGGGGGCTCATCGCCGTGGAAGACGGGCCGGCAACGAACGTGATCACGCTCCGGGCCGCCGACGTGGCGAACTACGGGGTGACCGCCGGGCAGCAGTTCCAGATGTACTCCGGCAACCCGGTCACCATCCCGCTCTCCGGCATATCCGCCCCGGTTGCCCGGCTCAACCAGAACTGCTCATTCGAGACAGGAACCACGCCGTGGACCGCGACAGGCGGCGCGGTGATCGCCCAGTCTCTCCTGTACCCGTGGGCACTCGACCTCGGCACGCACTCCTGCTCGGTCACGCCTAACGGCACCACGTCCCAGCCGGGCATGATATCCGAGACGATCACGCTTCCCGGCGGAGGCTACGAGTACATAGCGACCGGCTCGGTCACCGCGTCGGCCGCCTGGTCCGCCGGCGTCTCGGTCGGCATCAACTGGTACGGGCCTTCCGGTCTCATCTCCGCCAGCCTGGCGTCATCCGGCGCGCTCGCGGCCACGACGCAGGTCGTGACCATCATGCCGCAGACGTACCCGCCCGCCGGGGCGACCGGGGCCGCCGTCTTCGCGACGGCGGCCGGCACGCCGCCTGCCTCTACCGTCTTCTACTGGGACTTCGTGTACGAGGCGCTGTACAACGCGCTCATGAACGCCGGCCAGGTCTATACCATCACTAACGTCGGCACCCCGGCGTTCGGTCTCGTCAACGTGACGTTCACGCCCGCCGCCCCGGCCGTCCCCTACCTCGGCACCGTCGCGGAGCAGATCACATGACGCTAGCCCCTGCCAGCCCGGTGTTCATCCAGTCCCAGATGCCGCGCATGCACTGCCAGAACCTGATTACCGGCGCGTGGATCCACCGGGACGTCCAGGGCATCACCAGCCCTTCCATTACCTGGAGCCTGAACAACCCCAACACATTTACCTGCATACTCGCGCCGCCCCGCTCCGACATGAAGGACAGCACCGGCAACCCGGTGCTGGAGGAATGGCGCGACGCCATCTACCTGGAAGAGAACAACCAGATCCTGTGGGGCGGCATCCTCACGTCTTCCCAGATCAACGGGCCGCAGTGGACGATCACCGCGACCGGGTTCGGCGGCTACCCCAGCGGCATGATCTACCAGGGACCGAACTACACCGAGTACAACATCGACGCCCTCAACGTCGTGCGGTACATCTGGGCCTGGCTCCAGTCCCAGCCCAACGGCAACCTCGGCCTCCGCCTCGGCAGCGAGCTGGCGGGCGTGAACGTTGGCGCGTACGTGGACAACCTGGCATCCTCGCAGATCTCCCGCCCGGCCAGCGCGGGGGCGGAGTCATTCTGGGTCTACGAGTCCTCGGGATTCACGCCCGGCATGCGGATCCAGGTCAACGGCGGGACCAGCTACACGATCGCCAAGGTGCCCACCGGGCTCGGCGGCCTCGCGGTCGGCGAGATCGTGATCAACACGCCGCTCACGGAGAACCACTCGGTCAAGGAACCGGTTCTCCAGGTCCAGACGTTCACGCACCTCTCCGTCGATGCGAACGCGGGCGCGGAGAACCTCGCCATCGATGACCCGCAGGGCTTCACCACCGGAGAGACCATACTGATCAACGGCAACGCGTACAACATCGTGATCATAGCCACGAATACCGCAGGCATCCCGACGCACATCACCGTCCAGCCCGGCCTCGCCGGGTTCGCGGCCAAGGGCACGACCGTCACGGAGGCACCGGTCCCGTTCCAGCTGCTGTGGTGGAACAGCACCGACTGCGGCCAGGAGATCCAGGCCATCCAGCAGGAAGCCGTGTTCGACTGGTACGAGACGCACACCTGGACGGACACCGCCAAGACCGACGTCGCGCACACCATGAACTTCGGCGTGCCGCGCCTCGGCGTACGGCGGACGGAACTGCGGTTCGCCGAAGGCGAGAACATCACCCAGCCGGTCCAGGTCACACGCAACGGAGCCCAGTTCGCCGATAAGGTCATCGGCCTCGGCACCGGGTCCGGGTCCGCTGAGATCGCCAGTACCGTCAGCCAGCTGTCCGGCCGGATCGCCCGTTCCTACGTGTACAACGACCAGACGGTCACCACCCAGGCACGGATGTCCGCCAAGGCGAACAAGGTGCTGGCCTCGATGCAGAACATCAACTCGCCGGTGACGGTCGTCATCAAGAACCACCCGAACGCTCCGTTCGGGTCGTTCGGGTGCGGCGACGACATCCCGGTCACGATGTGCACCGGCTGGCTGAACACCATGATCTGGTGCCGTATCACGTCCATCCAGCAGGACCCGACCACGAACATCATGACACTGACCGTGGCCCGGTCGGACAGCTTCTCCTACATCGCCGAGACCGGGCAGGCTGGCACGATATAGCCATGGCCGTGACACCCCGTCTCCCGCCCTCGCTTAACGAGCTGGCCTCCTATATCGCGGGCCTGGAGAGCCGGATCCAGATGCTGGAGCGGAACCAGCGGGTGAGCCAGCTCGGCAACAGCTCGATCGAGAACGGCACGCTGCTGATCAACGACGCCAACCAGAACCCGGTCCTGTCACTCGGTGTCCAGCAAGACGGGTCGTTCTCCCTGGTCAGCAACAGCGTATCCGTCCCGGCCGCGCCGTCAGACCCTGTGGTAACTCCCGGACCGCTCGCCCTGACCGTGGCCTGGAACGGCACCATGACGGACGGCAGCAACCCGCTGGCCGACCTCGATGTCGTGCAGATATTCTGCTCCACGGCCAGCGGGTTCCTGCCGACCGCCGCTACCTACCAGGGCACCCTGGCCTCGGCCGGCACCTTCACCATCGCGGGCCTGTCCGCCGGGGTCACGTACTACGTCGTGCTCGTCGCGGTCAACGAGGCCGGGAACGCCAGCGCGACCAGCGACTACATCCCCGGCACCCCGCTCCAGATCACCCCGTCCCAGATATCCGCGCTCACCGCGTCGCTGATCGGCAACATCGGCACGCTCAACGCCAACCCGTATTTCCTGGGCGGCGACCCGACCGGATGGGCCGGTTTCAACGGCACGTTCAGCGTCACCGCCAGCCCGCCGGCCGGGGCACCGTACGCGTACGCGGGCGAGTTCACCCAGACTTCCGGTACCGGGGCGATGGAGGAATCTGCTGTCCCGTTCGCGGCGGTGCCGAACACGAACTACCTGGTGACAGCCTGGATATACTCGACAACCAGCCAGGCCATCGTCGGATTCGACTGGCTGACCGGCATCGGCGGGACATACGTCAGCACGACCACCCAGACGTTCACGGTCACGCCTAATACATGGACTCAGGTCACCACCGTGCAGGAGTCCGCCGGGACGGCGGGTGCCGGCTATGCCCGGCTGTCACCGAACGCGTCCGGCGGCACGATCTACGCAGCCGGCATCCTCGTGATGCCGCAAGTACCCGGCTCGCTCATCCAGGCCGGGACGATCACCGCGACACAGCTCGCGGCCGGGATCGTCTACGCCGGGATCGTCAACAGCACGGTCATCAGCGCCGCGACGTTCCTCGGCACCGACTCGATCATCAACCCGTCCGGCCTCTTCTTCTACAACGGCACGCCCGCGACCGGCAACGACCCGTTCTTCGTGGTCGCGGCGAACGGCACCACCGTCGACCCGGAGGGCAACGGAGTCGCGCCCGGCGTGTCCTCGTTTGACCAGTCCGCGTCACTGACCGTCCAGATCTACCAGGGTGCCATAAATTTCAATTACATTTTCGGTACCTTCAAGACGATCAACGCCAACGCCGATCTCCAGTACGGCGGTACCGGCGCGGCCCTCGGCACGCTGATCGGCTCGGATGCCGCCAACGCCGGCACCGACCAGTACGGTAACGCCTTCCTGGCCGGGCGAACCGGGTACGCGCTGGTCAGCGGGACGTACGTGGCGACCAACCAGAACGGCGGCGTCTTCTCGATCTGGACCGCCAGCGCGCCAGGAGGACCCTACACCGAGCAGGCGACGCTCACCCTGGGACCGGGCGGCACGACGTCGGTCCAGACAACCGTGCCGCTCACCTTCACGAACTTCACCGGAACCCTGCCGACCACGGTCTCGACCATCCTGTCGAACTCGATTGGAGAGATGCAGGCTGTTAATGCGCTCGACGGCCAGCGGTACAACATCACGCACCACACCGCCTACACGACAGTGGGCAGCGGCGGTCAGTCGTTCAACACGACCAGCCCGGTAGCCATCCCCGGCCTGTCCGCATCCCTCGGTGCCGGCAACTACGAGGTCACGGTCCGGGTCTTCGGCACCTGCCCGAACTCGGGCGGATCGCACACATTCACGTTCGCCTTCACCGGGACAGCTACCGGCGTCGTCAACGCGATCCTCTGGCAGCCGCAGGCCGCGAATGCCGCACCCACGCAATCGACGCTGATGAACGTGACGCCGTTCACGTCCGGCCTGACCTCGCCGCCGCAGACCAATACGGGTGCCTGGGCGGATATCTACGCGATCCTCACCGTGACGGCGGCCGGCACGCTGACGCTGAACTGCCAGGTCTCGAATACAGGCGATCCGTATACCGTCGAGCAGGGATCGTACATGAGGATCCTGCCGACATAAGGCAGGCGCGCAGTACCCTGATGCCATGACGCTCTCTCACGTGTTCGACGCGGCCACGCCTCCCGCAAAGGCCCCGGCTGGCTGTACCGGCGTGCTCGGGTACATCGGCGGCGCTCGCGCCTACCGGACCTGGACCCTGGAGAACTGGCAGCGGTTCGCCAGCCTGCACCAGTTCCCGTGCTGGGTGCCGTACGGTACCGAGAACCCGGCGGACAACGCCAGGGAAGCGGCTGCGGCGGCCGTCGCGCTCGGCTGGGAGGCGCATGACGTGATCGCGCAGCGGGGCATCATCTGCGACCTCGAAACCCTTAAGATACCGGAGTGGTACCACAGCTGGGCTGTCCAGATCAACACCGAGGGCTTCTTCGCGATAGCCTACGGATCGGCCAGCACGATCCTCGCGAACAAGGCGACCAACAACTGGGTCGCGGCATACAACGGCGAGGACACCCTGCCGTCCGGGGGCATCCACGGCCATCAGTACGCCGCTGACGTCGCGTTCGGCGGCACCGAGATCGACCTCTCGGTCGTGGACGAGTGGCTGTTCCAGCGCGGCGGGGTCGGCCCGAGGCACTGATGGGACTGCGCAGGTCAGCCGCCGATCAGCGGGCACTGGAGAACGCCGAGACGATCGCCCGGGTACGCGGCATGCTCCAGGGCTATGCCGCGAGCGGCCGGGGCCAGGACGTCCATGTCAGTGTCAGTCACGTGCTCGACCTGCTGAACCCGCGCGGCCTGTGGTCGCTTGACAGGCAACGCGATGCGCGGGCACAGGATGTTCCTGTGCCCGCGCCGGGATCTGACCCTATGACCGGGTGCCTGCCCGTGACCGCTGCTCCTGACGCTTCCGCCGGTCGTACCTAGCCTCGAACCAGCCGCCGGCCAGGAAGAACGCCGCGCCGCCGAGAAACCAGTACCGGCCGGTGCCGTGCAGCGCGCCGAACGCCACGACCATCCAGAGGATCGCCACGATCCAGGACTTGAGCGTGATCTGCCGGTACACCCAGAGAACCCATCTGATGTTCATGACTTTCTCAATGCGAACTGGTGCTCGTACGCGTGCCTGGCACTGGCCAGGCCGGCGACGAACGCGTGGGCTTCCCACATAGTCGCCAGCTCCAGGTGCTTGCCGTCCGCCAGGGTCACGATGAACACCGGGTAGTGCAGGATGCCGGAGAAGCTGTGCGGGGCGCGCTGCCACTCCCTGATCAGCTTCGCCGACTGGTGGCTGCTCAGCGCGGCCTCGATGGTGTCGCGGGTGAACTGGCCGCCGTCTCTCATATTGAACGTCCTCATTTCGCCGCCTTGAGCATGCTCTTCAGCTCGGCCTTGATCCGGCGGGCATCCGGGCCGCGCCAGCCGGTGGCGTTGGACAGGAAGTACATCACGATCGACTCGGCGTCGTCCGCGCCGTACATGTCGGTGATCTTGTCCAGCCGGCCCATCGCCTCCAGGTAGGGCACCGCGCCGAAGTAGACGCTGGCCCAGTGGTCCAGGATGTCCTGCGCGATCACGGCCAGCGGCCGGACTTCCGGCACCGGGCGCACCCGGGTCTTGTCCGCGAATCCGCCTTCCTCGAAGGTAACCATGTTGCTGGTCAGTGCCCGGACCGTGCGCGGCATCCACCGGCTGCCGTACCGGGTCTCGACCTTCTGACCCGGCTCGAACTCATATCCAGCCATTACCTGTCTCCCTCCGGCGGCGTGATCACGCCTGCCTCTATCATGTCAGCCGCCTGGCGGCCGATCCGTCCCTGGAGCCGCCACGCCAGTCCGCTGTCAACCAGGTACTGGAACAGCTCGGTCTCCTGATCTTCGCCTAGCGTGCCCTCATCGAGCCCGATCAGCGCATCCAGCAGGTCGAAATCACTGCCGGGCACTGCCTCGGTGATCTTGCTCATCGCCTGTCTCCCTTACACGTGGTTCCCTTTGCCCCGTACACTTCTGTCAACAGTACGGGGCTCGGGATTATTCCTCGTGCTCCCGCCAGCCGAAATACGTTCTTGGCATGTGCGTGAATTCCAGGCTGCCCAGTGCGCCGTCACTCCTGCGCCGGACGACCACGAACGGTGCCACGAAATCCAGCACCTCGAACTCGGCCTGCATCTCCCCGGTGTCCCAGGTCTGCTCGCCCTTGACGGCAGCGGTGCTCAGGTCCTGGCGCGGCTGGCCGGACAGGACCATCGCCCTGCGGGCTATCTCAGTCTCGTCGTGCATGCTTGCCCGTCTCCCTCGGTGGTACGATCAGCGCCGCGAAGACATGCCCCCACGGCTCCCAGTGAATAGCTGCCCAGTCCAGGTGCGGACCCCAGCCCTCGGCTACCTTGAGCGCCAGCACGATACCGCAGGCGACCAGGATCCAGAACTCGGCTACCGCCCAGGTGAACCCCAGGACCAGCGCCAGCGGCAGCCAGAGGAACAGCAGCCGGAGCACGCTGACCCGGAAGAACAGCGGGATGACGAGCCAGTGCCGGACGCCTGGCTGGTTACCTGGCCAGCTCGTCCCGTACCTCGCGGGGTACAGGTACCTCATCACACATCCTCCATGTCGGCCAGTTCGCGCATCAGGACAGTCAGGTTGTGGTCCCACGCGCCGTGCTGGATGATCTCGGTACGCTCTACGGCTGGCATCTCCTGATCGAGGATGCGGTAATAGTCGGGCCTGGCGTCATCCCAGGCCACTTCGAGGTCGCAATACGCACCTTCCGGGTACGCGGCGGCATCGATCACGAACTCGACGGATCCGATCACCGGGTCCGAGCCGGGGAACCGCCGGGCAACCCAGAGGGCCGCCCGGCGATCGAACTGGCTCACTTCTCGTCTCCCCACTTGACCACGACCCAGGTCCCCGCGTTCTTGCAATTCTCTTCGTACGTGTTGTCGAAAACGCTGGTCCGCCACTCGGTGATGTGCGAGTACTTGGCGTCGGCGCGCTTGAGCGCATCGGTGACGTCTGCCATGATCGTGCCGGCGTGCTCGCCGACCGGGAACCGGACGCCTACTTCCGGGTAGCGCACATCCGATAGCTCGCGCAACGGCACGTGCAGGTGCACGCCCGTCTTGGTCTCGATGCATGCCTCGGCACGGTCCGGGCTCTCGCCCAGGACCGTGACGGGCTCGTGCTCGTAGAACGTCATCGTGCGCTGGCCTCCAGCGTGCGCCAGGACGAATTGCCCTGGTCAGTGTGCGGGTGGAGCGGGGTTGCCCAGCTGCCGTCCGGCTGGCGGACCTTCATGAACTCGCGGTTCTCGTGCTCGTCCACGGCACTGGCCAGCTTGAGCAGCCGGTGGCAGAGACCCGCCTCGTCCAGGCCGGTGACGTCGATGATGTCCGGACGCTCCAGCGTGACCTGACGACGGCAGATGCCGTCAAGGCCCGGGTAGCTGGAGTCCACGGTGTCGATGTAATAGGTGACCGCGACGTGCTCGCGGTCACCCAGCGCGAGGGCGTCGAGACGCCAGCCCGGCTTGAATGCGATGTTCCTGATCTGGCGGACTGCCTGGTCGGGTGTCATTTTCCCTGGTCCTCCCTCTGTGCCTGTCTCCCTTTGGCTGACCAGCCGGGGCCTCGCCGATGTTCCGGTCTCCCGGTGCAGGCCCTCAGTCCCGGCTGATCACTTCCGTCAACACTACGGAGTGCTGATCTGTTCCCCGGCACGCACACCGCTGAACAGGATGTTCGGCGCGTACGTCCGGTAGGCAGCCGCCTGGTCAGCAGCTATGTACCGCTGGCGGGTCTCTTCCTCGCGCTCCGCCGTCAGCGCCGCGTCCTGCTCCGGCGTCCGGTCGTGCTCGGCCGGCCCGTACGCGATTCTGGGCTTGTTCAGCATCCCGCTCTCGAAGGCGGTCAGATAGCTGCTCATCGTGTGATCCATCTCCCTTTTCCCGGCCTCTCGGCCTCTCACTTCTGTCAACAGTATAGCGCGCCCGGGTATTCCCCGCTACGCCGCGCACCGCCGGTCCGGGACGCCGCCCCGGTACCAGTCGATGACCTCGCTCACGCTGTACAGGTCATGAGGCTGGCCGCGCCTGCGGTCGGTGTTGGACGCGGCGGGCTGCGGGAACGGTACCCCGGCCTTGTTCACTGTCGGCTTGCAGCGCTTGGCCCAGGCCCACACCTGCGCGCGGCCGATCGGCGGGTCGATGCCGAACGTGGCGTTCAGCACCCGTGCCAGGATCGCGAAACTGGCCAGTCCTCCGTCCATCTCTCTGTGTCCTTCCTCGTACATGGGTGAAGGCCCCGGGAGGGGTGAGATCTGGATGGAACCCCGGGGCCTTCACGTCTGTTACCTAACTGCGGTTCCCGATCCTGGCCGCGTGCTCCATGACCCTGACCGCCTGGCTGTCCAGCTCGGCCGCCCGGTCGGGCGACTCAATGGTCTGGCTGTAGCTCGTGACCGCGTTGGCCACGCCGCCGCTGGTGAACTGGCCGCCCCGGAAGAAGTGCTCCAGGATCCCGTCAGTCTCGGCCTTGGTGAACTTCGCCGCCACCGCCACTTCCCGGACCGTCTCTTCCGGCTTGATCACCGGGACGCCGGCCAGCGCCTCGATCTTAGCGACCTGTCCCCTGAACCAGTCCGGGTCCAGGAACTTCCGCACCGCGTCCACGGTCTGGCTGGTGATCAGCGCCAGCTCCTTCTCCTGCGTGTCGGCGCTCCACTCGACCACGCCCTCGGCCTGGGTGCTGCCCAGGTGCACGGCGCGGCTGGCCTCGGCGATCAGCGTCAGGCCGTTCTTGCAGACCTTCACGCGGATCTCCGGGGTGATGGTGCGGGCACCGCCGCCGACGTCGCTGTTGCTGACCCGCAGGCCCGCCCACACGACCGGCTCCTTGCCGCGCTCGTATCCCTGGCCCTCGGCCGCTGCGGCGCGCATGGCGGCCTCCGGCGACCAGTTCCCGTACTCGGACCGCAGCCGGTACCCCGGGCGGTCCTCCCCGGCGCGTTCCACGGCCCCGGCACCCTCGAACGGGGACCGGTAGCCGTCGAGCAGCTTGGGTGCCAGCGCGGCGATCTCCGGGACATCGAACCGGGCGATCATCCGGCGCTCGGACAGGTCGGCGAACCCGGGCACGGCGTTGACACCCGCCTTGCGTATGCCGTCCATGATCGCGAGCAGCACATCGAGGTTGTCGATGAACTTGTACTTCGGGGACAGCACCGCGCGCAGCACGCCGTCGTCGGACTCGTCTCCCTTGAGCAGCCGGAGCAGCAGGTTGCCGTCGTAGGGCTCGTGGGTGACCTCGGTATCCGGCTTCAGTCCCAGGAACCCTGACCAGTCCCAGACGAGCCCGTGGAGCATGCCGTTCACGTTGGCGTCGTACAGGTCGGTGCGGGCTTCCGCCAGCTTCTTGAGGTAAGCGGTCGGGATGCCCAGCTTGTCGCCGAGCCCCTCGTGCGCCACTGCCGTGGGCTTGTAGCTGCCGGCCGTGGACGAAACGCCGTCTTCGGTGACCAGCTGGGTAGCCTCGCTGTCCGCGATGACGATCTTGCCGTCAGCCGCGCTGATGTGCCTGGCGGGGACCACCAGGTCCAGCCTGCGGGCGCGCTGCTCCGTGAGGATGCCTACTACCTCAGACAAGTCAGCGTTCCGCGCGGCTAGCGTGATGTTGCTCATGCTTCTGATCTTCTCCCTTGGGT